AAAACCAATATAGGAAGTAGGATATAATAATCCATACTAGCACAAGTTTGTAATCAAAGTTCTTCATAATATTAAAATGGTCCTGCTCTACCGTAGACAGTATATAGAATTATAGCACCAATTATAAAGCTTATATACCATCTTTTATTTATCTTTCTAAGCTCTTCTTCTGTAGGATTAAACTGAGGTATAATAACGAAGTCTTTTATAACGTTAAAGATTATCATTACTATGGTGAAACTCAGCAAAGAACTCACAAATTCATAATTAAACATACTATTTGTTTTTTACATGATCCCAAGCCTGTTCATATGCTTCATATTGAGTTATAGAAGGAGAGTACTCTTTCAATTTTCGGGCCGTTTCTAGTACTTTAGAGCGCTTTCCTACTTTCTCTGCTAGCATTAAAATGTCTTCGATCTTATTCATACTTTAATATATGAACTTTTTGGTTAAAAAACAAGAAAAACAAGGAAAAAAAATTCGGGAGATTTTTCGGTATATAGGGCTTTTTTTCTTATTATATAATGTACGAATATTTATATAAAATGCAACCTTTAAACCCACATACTTTATTTTCTATCTTTGAAAAAGGAGATGAAGAAATATACGAAGAGCATAACATGACCGAGTTGCTTGATAATCCTTATGTCTTAATGGGGATGGTGCTTAGAGGTGTAGATAATTACCATACTATGGACTTAATGCATCTAAAGCATTTTGGTGAGCAGTATAAAGAGGTAAGATTCAAAGTTCGTAATCAATTTTACAATAAATTATTTAAGTATCTCGATAGAATAGATATTACGAGGTTAGATAGTAGGTATACTATCACAGAAGAATTCAATAGCGACGATATTTTCTCTGGTCTTAACGTTTTATTAGTATACTTTGAGAAGAGAGAAGAGTATGAAAAATGCGCTACTATTAAAAGATACCAAGATTTACTAAAAAAGAGGTTAAAATAGTTGCGTAACTAAGATATTTTTCATATATTAAGGTATAGTTAATTAATGAAAATAAAGGTTATATAAGTTATGGCAGTAAAAAGAATTACAGAAGAATATGCTCAAGGGTTAATCAAAGTCTCTGAAGATCAAACCGAAACAGAAGCTACGTACTTTACTCTTACTCCCAGTGAGAAAGGAGATGGTTGGGAAGACGTAACATACTACACTAATAGACCTAAAGAAATTCAGATACCGAAAGGTATGACTGGTTGTCAATGGGTATATGTACTAACTAATCCTACAATGCCTGGTCTATGTAAGATAGGCTTTACTAAGAATAAACCTTCCGATAGGGTAAAGCAGATTAATTCTGCCACGGGTGTGGCGGTAGACTTTGTTGTCGAATGGGCTTTCCCTTGCTTTAATGCTCATGATGTAGAGAAACAGGTACATAGATATCTAGAGAGAAATGGTTTTAGAGTAAATAAAAAGAAAGAGTTCTTTAATATCTCTGTTCAAGAAGCTAAATCTGTTGTAAAACGTTTAGGAGATCCTTATAAAATGGAGGCTTTAGAAGAGAATTATGAATAAATCGCGGGACAACTTGCGCGTTTTGCGCGGCGAGCTAAAGCTTTTTATAAAAAAGGTATATAACCCCCAAATCTTTTAGTTAAAAAGTTGTTTCTTAAATATATTTTTAATATCTTAATAATATTATATATAAAGATATATAGATATATGTTAAATAAATAATAAAATAACTATAATAATAAATAATATATATAATAACATTAATAATATAAAATATGTCTATAACAGCAGAAAAAATTCAAGCTAATTACGATAAGCATCTTAAAATTATCGATACATATATTGGTGACCGTAAGGAATCGATTAAAAGTATGATAAAACACATGGAGGATACTTATGTAATGGCTCCTGCTAGTGGAAAAACGTGGTATCATAATGCATTTCCTGGAGGTTACGTTGATCATGTCAATAGAGTTGTGGAGTATGCGGTAAAACAGTCAAGGTTATACGAAGAGATGGGTGGGACAATTGATTACACCGAAGAAGAACTGGTCTTTGCCGCATTATTCCATGATTTAGGTAAGATAGGAGATGGTGATGCACCTAATTATATACCTCAGACTGATAAATGGCGTCAGGATAAGCTATCAGAGATGTATACTTACAATCCAGATTTAGATTTTATGCTTATTCCAGATAGATCACTGTTTATATTACAAAAGTTCGGTGTAAAAGTTAATCAGAAAGAGTTTTTAGGTATAAGATGTCACGATGGAGTGTTTGATAAAGCTAATGAAGCTTACTTTTTTAGTCATGTTGAGTCATCCAGACAGAAAACATCAATTATCTCAGTATTACACACTGCAGACTTCTTAGCCTCCAAGGTTGAATACGATATATGGAAAGCTAACGGTGGGACATCTAAACCACAAAGACAGAAAACCACTGCATCAACAGGTAGAACAGTTAAATCATCAGAAGGCCTGTCAAATATACTTAAAAATCTATAATGGAAATTAATTCTACTCTTTTTTACATAATAATTACAGTTTTAGTTGCTTTTTCTATTTTTACTGTTTATATTATTGGTAACTTACTTAAGAAAGTTGAGTTATTTGAAGATATTGTACAAGATCAAACAGAATACCTTCAGAAAATATCTACTTTAGTACAGGAAAGTGATAAACACCTAAAAAATCTAGACGAACGAGGGGTCTTTCAGTCAGATGACGAAATAGGTGTATTTTTTAACGTCTTAAAAAGACTACAGACAGAGCTTAATAAATTTAAGCTACCCTCAAACTATGGCAAGGAAGAAATCCAAGGCTAATTACTTTACATCAGAAACAGAAGAATATATAAAGAAGTATAACCGGTCTTCAGATAACGAATACCGTAATAAAATATTTACAGACCATATTTACATACCTTTTTATAAATTAGCTGAAAATATTATACATACTTTTAAGTTTTACTATACTGATGTAGAACAAATTGAAGACCTTAAGCATGAAGTAGTAACAGTACTACTAGAAGATAAGATAATGAAGTTTGATCCCGATAATGGAGCAAAAGCCTACTCTTACTTTGGAACAATAGTTAAAAGATGGCTTATAAACTACAATAATAAGAACTATAAAAAACTTTTACAGAACGAATCTACACCAGACGGCTTTTCTTTAAATGTTCCTTCCTACATGATAGTAGGAGAACATAAAAACGAATATGAAGATGCTATCTCACTCGGTACTTATATAGACAGATGGGTAAATAAGACATATAAATGTCTAGACGATTTGTTTATTAAGGATAGTGAGAAGAAAATAGCTGACGCTATACTTACTATTTTTAAAAGAAGAAGCGATTTAGAAATTTTTAAGAAAAAAGCTCTCTACATTTATATAAGAGAAATGACTGATTGCGAAACTCCTCAATTGACAAGAGTAATCGCTACCCTTAAAAAAGATTTCTATGAAGGTTACCTAGAGCTATATGAAAGAGGGTTAGTAGTTACTACTTTAAATAATAAGTAAGATACTATTTATATTAAACTATTAATATGAGTTTAGATAAAGAAATATTTGACGGAAAGACTTTATCAGATTTATTTTCCGAGATCCATACTAACTCTACTACAACTAGAGCCCAAGTCACAGGCCTGATTGGTGAGCTAAAACCTCTTATAGAAAATATAGGAGATGCTACTTTAATCGTTCCTATGATAAAAGAATATATGGAGATAGGAGTAAAGAATGATGACGCTTTGATAAAGTTAGCGACGATTATACAACGCATAGAAACAGCGCAAACTAAAGGAGGCGATGGTGAATTTGATTTTTCTGATCTACAAGATCTCTTAGAAGAATCTCAAGAGATAGAAAAAGAAGTAAGTAACAACTCTTCAGAAGAAGAATGATAATATGTCAGACAACAACATTTTAGCCTCTACTGCACGTGTTGTAGACGTAATTACAGACGAATCTCATCCATTCTTTAAAACTTATGGAGATATAGGTGCTATAAGATATAGACTTTTAGATCTTTCTGGAAAGGAGACTTATTTAAGATCTTTAGATATAGCTTACCCTATTCACCGTAACATGTTTTCTTTTCCTCTAGTAGGAGAAGTAGTTCAACTTTTTGTAGGACCTAAAGCACAAGATGTTGTTGATATAGCAGACACCCCTAAAATCTACTATAGCTCTCCTATCGCTATATGGAACCACCCTCACTACAATGCCCACCCAGATCCAGGATTAAGAGAAGGAAATCCCAACCCAGGACCAGGAGTAGTAGAAAGAGGAGATATATATCCTATGTTACCTCATATGGGTGACTTGCTTATAGAAGGAAGACATGGACAGTCTATTAGAATGACTGGTGTTAGAGCAAATCAACAACCTTTAATTAACGATGAGAATAACGGTAAACCTCTTACAATAATAAGGAATGGTCAACCAGAAAACGAAGTCCCTGAAACAGGGATAAACTTTTTAGACGCAGACGGATATACTCCTCAAATTGAAAATATTAACACAGACCGAACATCTATATACTTAACCTCTGACCATATAATCCCTCTTATCCCTGCTAACGAGCAAAACGGATCCTTCCTTGGATTTGCTCCTGCTGCAACAGATATCTATAGAGGTGCACAAGCAATACTACAGTCAGACAGAATAGTTTTAAACGCAAGAGAAGAGAGTATACTATTATCAGCTAATCAACA